TTTGTAAATTACTTTAAAAAATTGTATTGGAAGTGGCACTTACGCTACTGCATCTACACCTCTGCACGCGCTGTGGAAAGGATAGAGAAATATATAAAAAAGGAGTTATTAAAAAATGGTGACAGCAACAAGTGATGTAACTGGTTTACCCATTCGTACTAAAGCTAAAACTGACTCTTACGATGCAGGGTGGGAGGCTTTATTTAACAAGTCTCCTGTACCTCTTGGAGAAGATACTAGGCCCAAAGACTCTACTAAACGAGGGCTTTCTAGTGCCTGTGTAGAGGAAGAGTGGGACTGTCGAAAATGATGTTTATGATTGCGTTTGAAGAAATAATGGACGGGTTTGACTGTGACTTAAACACTGCAATTCAATTATACCAACGGGGGACAGTATGGGAAGATTAATAGAAGTGGATGCGGATTATTATAACTTAATAGAAAGAGACTCTCACTTGCTTGAGTGCCTTATGTACTACGGGGTTGATTCGTGGGATGAGTTCGACAACGCGCTTGTCTTATATGAAAACGAAAAAGAAGAGAAATACGAATGAGGGGGCAGGTAAGGGGTTTAGCTTTAGAACTTTTAAGCCCCTCACCTTGCGTTAATATTTGTCACTTAAATGACGAAGATATTTGCATAGGCTGCTACAGGTCTAGTAATGAAATTACAACATGGGCAGGTTTAGACGACATAGAGCGTGAAAAAGTTCTTATTGAATCTAAAGAACGTGAATTGACGCTAAATGCCTCTAAACCCTTTTAACGTACCGTTACAGACAACAATTATGACAATACATGACTCTATATTAGGGGACTCCTTTAGAATATCTCAAGGACTCCTTACGCATCTTGATAAAATTTTTCCTGACACCTTACCTAAACACCACATAAAAATAGAAGAACTTAGATTTTTACAAGGACAACGGAGGGTTATAGAAAAACTTAAAGAGATTTCAGAAGAAGATTTTAACCCAGAGGAATAGACCAATGTGTATATTTGGTAGTTCAGCCGCTACACCCGCACCTCCCACACCCGCACCCGCTAGGGCACCCGCCAGTTTAGACCTTTCTCAGATGGAACAAAATCCATCCGACCTACGTAAAAAACAAGCCAAAGGTAAAAGAAGTGTCCGTAATAAAAAAACAACCACAACAGGGTTATCTATGGGCGGTTCTTCACAACCTAGTCTGACTATAGCCTCTAGTAAAAAAGGTAACTACTAATGTGTTCTCCTAAAAGCAGTAGCAGTGGTGGTTCAAAAAGTGGAGGCGGTGGTGGAGATAATAAGAATCTTAACATTGTTAGCTCCAAGCAAAACATTGACGGTAAATCTAAGTACAACCAAGCATATTGGGCTAACCAGATCGCACCCAAAGTTTACGATTCGTCCACTGTCACTAATGCGACAGGTGCTGCCAAAGGTAAGAATATTGGTGGTTTAGGATTAACCCAAGCTGAAGTAGCCGCAGCACAAAAGGCAATAGGCATGGATAAAGCTTACTCTGGCGATAAAGTAGTTACGACTGCGAATAAAGATACAGCCGCATTTAAGCTTGCGAAAGTAACAGGAAGTGATGCAACCATCCAAAATGGAGGGGTTGTTAAAACCACTTCAAAATCTGGCCTGTTCGGTGAAAACACAACAGACAATTATGACTATTCTGGTAACAATCCCGATGTAACCGTCAAAACTACCGACCCTAAATTTGATATTTTTGGAAAAGAGATACGATTAGGTGCTAAAACATCAACTACGTTTGTTGACGGTACAGCCACCAACACTGTCACTAATGCGACAGGTGCTGCCAACGGGGTAAATTCAGTAGTTACTAATGCTAATGCTGACGATATTGACGACACTGTTGTTGCAGATACTGTTGTATCAAAGTCAGGCACAGGCACTGCTACATCCACTAGCACAGGAACAGGTACTGTTACAGCCACACCAGCGAGGACAAAGTTTGTACCCGCTATCGTAGACCCCTCATTAGGCGGTAGTCAGGCAGGTGCAATTGCTAACCCTGATGGTCTAAAAAATATCTTAGCCGTTTCTAAAGGCAAAAGAATGAAAGGTAAACGAAACCTACGTATTAGCAAAACTGGTCAACGAGTGGCAGGTGCAGGTGTCGGCCTTAACATTGCTTAAAATAAACTAAAAGGAATAGCTAATGCTACCCACAGACGGTGACTTAGCGAAACGCTATGAACAACTAGAAACTGAGAGAACATCTTTTCTAGCAAGAGCTAGGGAAGTTGCAACACTTACTATACCTACCTTAATGCCCCCCGAAGGACATAGTGGTTCTTCAGTGTACGCAACCCCATACCAAAGCATAGGTGCGCGGGGTGTAAACAATTTAGCTTCAAAGCTTTTAATGACTTTACTCCCGCCTAACTCTCCATTTTTCAGACTGACAATGGACGACTTTGATTTACAGAGTTTGGCAGGTGCTGATGCTAGGGGTAAGGTTGAAGAAGCTTTAGCACGAATTGAACGCGCAGCTATGCAAGAAGTAGAGGCTACCGCAGTCCGTGTACCAGTGTTTGAAGCACTTAAACAGCTTATAACAGCAGGTAATGTTCTAGTTCATATGCCCAAAGATGGTGGTGTTCGTGTATTTAGACTTGACCGCTATGTTGTTCAGCGTGACGCAATGGGTAATGTTTTAAAGATCATTACTAAAGAAACAGTAAGCCCCTTAATGCTTCCCGAAGATGTAAGAGAATTACTAACAAAACCTACAGAAGAGTCGCAGTTAAAATCTGTTGACCTCTATACCTGTGTAAATCGTGTAAATAAAAAATGGGAAATACACCAAGAAGTTGAAGGTAAAATTATACCTAGCTCTAACGGTTCATTCCCACTAGACCAGTCACCTTTTATGGCACTACGCATGGTGCGTATTGACGGTGAATCATACGGGCGTGGTTACGTTGAAGAGTTTATCGGTGATCTATCTTCATTAGAAACTCTAACCAAAGCTATCGTCCAAGGCGCAGCAGCAGCAGCAAAAGTTCTCTTCTTAGTGAGGCCGAATGGCTCCACGAAACAGAAGGTACTCGCGCAGACACCCAATGGTGGTATCGCAACTGGTGACGCTAACGATGTGTCTGTGTTGCAGTTAGAAAAGTTTAATGATTTCCGTGTTGCTCAAGACACAGCTAGAGAAATTACTGAACGACTTGCATTTTCTTTCTTAATGAACTCGGCAGTACAGCGTAAAGCTGAACGGGTGACAGCAGAAGAAGTGCGCTACATGGCTCAAGAACTTGAGTCAGCTTTAGGTGGCGTTTACTCAATCTTGTCGCAAGAGTTCCAGTATCCGATGGTCAAGTTATTACTTTCCCGTATGGAGAAATCAGGCAAGATGCCTAAGTTCCCGAAGGATACCCTTAAGCCCCAAATCGTTACAGGTATGGAAGCTTTAGGCCGAGGACAGGACTTAAATAAACTTTCACAGTTATTACAAATGCTGCAACCACTTGGGCCAGAAATCTTACAAAAAGAGCTTAACATTGACGACTATATTGATCGGCTAGGGGCATCTTTAGGTATCGACACAAGCGGTTTAATTAAGTCGGCTGAACAGAAGCAAGAAGAAGCTCAAGCACAAGAGCAGCAAGCTCAACAAATGCAACAGCAACAAATGATGGCATCAATGGCTGAAAAAGCTACTGGCCCCGCAGTACAAGGGATGATGAAACAGCAAGAACAGCCGCAGGAATAAATAACAACCTACCCAACTCGGAGACAGATAATGGTAGATGAAGTAAACACATACGAGCAACCCGTGGAGGACAGTCAGCACACAGAGGCAATGATTAAAAAAGCTGAAGGGATTGAAAACCCTACTGTATCTGACCGACCCGAATGGCTCCCTGAAAAGTTTAAAACTGCTGAAGATATGGCGCAAGCCTACGCTTCATTAGAGCAGAAAATAGGCTCACAAGATGAAGTACAGCAACCAGAAGAAAACAATTTAGAAGAAATTGCAGATGAACTAGAAAACCGAGGTGTTGATTTTGATGCCTTATCTAACGAGTTCATGGAACAAGGCGGTCTAACTGAAGATTCTTATGGAAAACTGTTAGCAGCAGGTATACCTCGTACAATGGTCGATCAATTTATTGAAGGCCAAAATGCAGTAGCAGGTCAGATGCAACAGCAAGCTTATAGTCAAGTAGGTGGCGAACAAGCGTATGCTGATATGACTACATGGGCCTCAGATAACCTACCCGAAGCCTCTATAGATGCGTTTAATAGCGCAGTAAATAGTGGTAATCAAGAGACAGCAAACTTAGCAATTCAAGGTCTGCAAGCTAGATACCGTTCTGTAAACGGAAGTGAACCAACACTTGTCATGGGCGAGACAAATACCGTTTCAGGTGGGGTCTTTAACTCTGCCGCCCAATTGACCGCAGCAATGCGTGACCCAAGGTACAGTACAGACTCTGCATATCGACAGTCCGTAGCTTCAAAATTATCACGAAGCAACGTACTGTAGAACTGTCTCCGCAGTCTTTAAGCCCCCGTAAGGGGGTTTTTTTCGTTTAAAAGCAACAACTTTAAATCTTAGTATCTATCGACCCGCTGCGGTGGACAATCTTTATGGGAAAAGAAGTAAAACGTAGCTGAGTAAACATTCTCAAAAACTTATAAATTACTTTTTTTAAATAGGTACAAATAACATGGCATTTCCAACAGACCAAACAGTATCACGATTAGGCCAAGTCAATGCGACAGGTGATGATCGTTCCTTATTCCTCAAGCTTTACGCAGGGGAAGTATTAACGGCATACGAAGAAAAAAACGTATTTATGCCGCTTCATCGAACACGGACTATCTCAAATGGTAAGTCTGCAAGTTTCCCTCTAACTGGCACAGGTTCTGCAAAGTATCATACTGCTGGTACGTTGATTCAAGCAGATGCAATCAAGCATGGTGAGCGTGTTGTTACCGTTGATGATTTGTTAATCTCAACGCAATTCATTGCCAAGATTGACGAAGCAATGAACCACTATGATGTGCGTAGCATCTACTCTAAAGAATCTGGCAACGCACTAGCTAATGTCTCTGACCGCAACATTGCGCGTATCATTGCGAAAGCGGCTACAATCACGACCTCTTCTTTAGCAGCTACAGCCTTTGGTGCATCATTTGCTGACGAGGTTTACACTGCTAACTTCAACATTGGTACTACAACTGCTCACGCTCTTGACGGTGCTAAGATTGTTGCTGCTATCTATGCTGCTTTAGAAGAGTTCGATAAAAAAGACGTAGGCGGTGATAAGGTTTGTGTATTACCACCTGCCCAGTATTACGCTCTATTGAACGTACCAAGCGTAGCCAACGCAGCATGGTTAAACCGTGACGTAGGTGGCGAAGGTTCCGTAGCTTCTGGCGTAGTGCCTCAAGTTGGTGGTGTTAAGATTATGATGAGTAATCATCTACCTAACACTAACCAAGCAAGTGCTTCTGCTGACGTAGAGCCAATAACTTCTACACGTACTGCCGCATACCGCGCAAACTACACAGCACTCCGAGGCTTAATCTTTAGCCAAGACGCTGCTGCTACTGTGAAGTTGTTAGACCTAGGTGTTGAGTCTGAGTACCAGATTGATCGTCAAGGCACGTTGATGGTAGCCAAGTACGCTATGGGTCATAACATCCTACGCCCTGCTTGTGCCATTTCTTTAAATGCTGTCTAACAGCTAACTCAAGGTGGGGAGATTAATTTCTCCCTGCCTTTTTTTTCATTTAAAAAGGGCGACCAATGACTCCCACATCCAAATTAGAAGCAATTAACACTTTACTGGCAACGATTGGTGAATCCCCTGTTAACTCCTTGAACTCAGGGTTAGTTGAAGCCAGTTCAGCAGAGCAGACATTAGATAATGTAAGCCGAGATTTCCAAACGCAAGGATGGTCTTTCAACACCGAGTTAACTTTCTCACTCTCACCTGATGCCTCAGATATGTTGACACTACCTGCCAACTGTCTACACGTAGACACACTAGGCACTCGTATGTCTGCAACTTCTGATCTAGTTCAACGCGGGAATAAGATGTATGACCGTGTAAAAAATACATACGCCATAGGCACAGCGATTGAAGTAAATATGGTAGTGCTTTTAGAATTTGAAGAAATGCCAGAATCGGCCCGTAGGTACGTAGCTATTAAAGCTTCAAGAATACTACAAGATCGCGTCTTAGGTTCTGAATCCCTTCATTCATATAATTCACAAGATGAAATGGTGGCATGGAGTAACGTGCTACAGCAAGAGTCTGAAGTACAAGACTTAAACATATTCGACAACTATGAAACTAATGTCATAGCTCATTATTATAGGTAATTAATTATGTCTTTAGTATCAGGTTCAATACCCAACCTTCTAAATGGAATCTCACAGCAACCAGCAAGCCTACGCCACGAAAGCCAAGCCGATCTACAAGAAAACGGATTGTCGTCTGTGACTAGAGGTTTGGAAAAAAGACCCTGCACTGAACACATAGCAAAACTATCTAGCAGTCTGGCGGGTACTACCTCGTTCATACACCCGATAAAATACTCTAGTACAGAAGATTACACAGCAGTATTTAGTAGTACGGGAATTAAAGTATTTAACCAAGCGGGTGTAGAGAAAACTGTTAAAGATTCGGCAGGTAACACTATTACCAGTTTGCCAACTTATCTAACTGGACTGACTGATTTTAACGCTAATGTCAGTGCAGTGTCTGTGGGTGATACTACTTTTGTGGTGAACAAGTCTAAAGTTATAACACAAGATACGTTCACATCCACAGCACGACCCAAAGAAGCTATGTTTTACGTCCGTCAAGCAGACTACGGATTAACATACACAATTAAAGTAGGTTCGGTTACATCTACGTTTACAACACCAGATGGTTCAAGTGTGGCTCATGCCGCACAGATTGGCACAGACTATATAGCTAACCAACTTTATAATAACTTATCGCTTGCTAGTGGATTTGTTAAAGAACAAATAGGCTCAGTAGTCTATGTTAAAAACGCATCTACGGACTTTACTGTGTTCTCAAGTGATGGTGCAGGTGACAGATTTCTTTACTCATTTAAAGGCCAGACCATTGATTTTAAGAACCTACCAAGAAAAGGTAAGTTAGGTTTTAAGATCAAAGTTGCTGGAAGCAATGAGAAGAAACAAGACGATCATTACGTGCATCTTACCCAAGGTGACTCTACAAACAATGAGTTAATTTGGAAAGAAACAGTCGGTGAGTTAGGTGCTGACGGTGCATTAATTAAGAACCGACTTAACAAGCTTACTATGCCCCACCAGCTACGCAAAGAAGCAGACGGTACATTTACTTTCTCACCTTTGACTTGGGATGATCGGGAAGCAGGGGATGAAGATACTAACCCTGTATCCTCTTTTGTTGGCTATAAAATTAACGACATATTCTTCCACCGTAACCGTTTAGGGTTTCTGGCAGATGAGAATGTTATCTTTAGTGAAGCGGGAGAGTTCTATAACTTCTTCCCTAAGACCGTCCTAACAACCTTAGATTCAAACCCGATTGATGTTGCTGTATCTAACAACCAAATTAGTATCTTAAAACACGCTATTCCTTTCAATGAATCCTTGTTGATCTTTTCTGACTTAACTCAGTTTATGCTTTCGGCTAGTGACTTACTTACTCCCGACTCAGTGCATATTGATGTATCGACTAACTTTGAAGCAGACCTTACAGCCAAGCCAGTAGGCGCAGGTAAGTACGTGTTCTTCGGGTTTGCTAAAGGAAAATGGTCAGGTGTGCGTGAGTATTATGTTGACTCTTCTTCAGAGACTAACGATGCTGCTGACATATCGGCACACGTTCCTAACTATTTAGAAGGAACCATAAGAAACCTAACGGCCTCTTCTAACGAAGATATGCTTTTAGCGTTAACGGCAGATAAACCCAACTCTGTGTTTGTTTATAGATATTATTGGCGTGGTGATGAAAAACTACAGTCGGCATGGTCAGAATGGAAGTTTTCAGGTGCTGTACGCTCCGTAGCTTTTAATGGCTCATTTATTAAGCTAGTGATGGAATACTCAGATGGTATCTACTTAGAGAGTCTTAGCCTAGCTAACGATTCTGCTAGTGCTGATATGGTCTACACCAACAGCTTATCTAATTATTCAGGTGGTGCAGTTCTGCTAGACAGAAGGTACAAGATTGCTAATTCAACCCTACTCTACACAGATAGTACCTCAATCTTTGTAAACAACGTAGGTTCTCCAAGGAGTCAATCAGAAGCCCTAGCAGACTTTGCAGGTGGTGCGGTTATCTATACTGGTATTCCGTATACCTTTAAATACAAATTTAGTGAAATCGTCTTAAAACAAGACAACAAAGCAGTAACTACTAATAACCTTCAAATTAGAAACTTTAACATTGTGTACAACACCACAGCTTATTTCAAAGTTACAACCGAACCTACCGCACGACCTACTGCTGTTAGAGAGTTTAACGGACGTATTATCGGTAACTTGTATAACCTACTCGGTCAAGCCAACTTAGCTGAAGGTACGTACCGTGTCCCAATACACACAAACTCTAGGTATGCCAACGTCACTATTTCGTCAGACAGCTACCTACCGTGTGTATTTCAGAGTGCTGAATATGAGGGTTTCTTAACACAAAGAACAGCAAGGATTTAATACTTATGGCCCATTATCGAGAGGCTACCCAAAAAGATGTTGAAGAACTTTCAGCAAAAATGCGAAAGGCAGATGCAGAAGAAGTAATGGCCTCTAGTGGGCTAACACCTTTTCAAGCATTAACAAAAGGATTTGAAATGTCACAAGGTCTTTCAATAATTCATAAGGATGAACTGATAGGTATGTTTGGAGTCGCACCAATTGGAGAGGACATAGGTTCCCCTTGGATGCTTGGCTCGGACAAAATACCTCAGATTAAAAAAGACCTTTTAACACAAGCTCTTGATTGGGTCATAAGAACGAACAAAGAGTACCCCCTACTCGTTAATTATGTAGATGTGAGAAATAAGGTAGCAATCCGATGGTTAAAGTTTTTAGGCTTTAACTTTGTTAGGAAGATTCCTTATCACGGAGTAGGGCGTGTCCCTTTTTATGAATTTGTAAGGATTGATTCAAATGTGTGATCCAGCAACAATTTTAGGTGCAATGACTTCTATTGTCGCAGCAGGTGAGCAACAGGAGGCGGCAAAACGTAACCAAAAAGCTGCCAACGCTGCATACCTTAGTGATGCCCGACAGCTAAACTTAAGGCAACGACAAGAAGAAGAAGCTGAAGTCCAACGAGGACAAGAAGCTGACATTCAAAGCATGAAAGACTCAGCCACGGCTAGAACAGCTTCTGGTGAGTCTGGTGTATCGGGGTTATCTGTGGATGCCCTTATGACCGATATATTACGTCAAAACTTATTTGATGATACTAAGGGTACTAGCAACCTTGACGCTACTAAAGCTCAAATAGCAGAGGAAAAAGAAGGGGCCAAAGCGGGTAGACAGTCTCGTATTAACCAAGTGCCTTATCCATCCTTTGCAGCAACTGCCTTACGAATTGGCGGGGGCATGGCAGAAGGTGGTTATTTTGACAACTTAGAAAACCCTTTCAAGAAGAATCCAGCTAGTTACAACCATAGATAAAAGGAGTTTCAGCCGTGGCGAAACAACGTGTCCAAACCCAGTACGCAGCAAATCAGGTGCGCCTGACCCCTCAAGCATCCCCTGTAAATACTTATGTACAACCTGCCCGTAACGATCAAATTAGCAAGGCTTTAGACGCAGTAGCTGGCAACCTTAATCGGAAGAGAGCCAAAGATGAGCGTAAAGAGTCAGAAACTAACGCAGCGTTGTTCCAAGTACAAAAGGTACAGGCTGTAGAAGCTGCCTATGCTAACGGTGATTTAGGTTCGTGGAGCAAAACCAGTAACGAACTTTCGCTTGCTGACGACCCTAAGTACGGGCCGATGTTACAAATCGCATATAACCAAAATGTAGGAACTCAAACTGGTCTAAAGATACAAAGTGAGCTTTATACATGGGACAGCGAAAACTCTGGGCTACGACTTAGCGACCCAGTGGCTTACGCTGCTGCACTGGACACAAAAACTCGTGAACTACTCCAAGAAAATATGGGGCCAGATTCAGTAGATGCCGTAGGCTTTGCTTCTAGCATACGCACTCAGGTAAGTGCTGCACAAAGCCAACTTAAAAGTCAGCAGTCTCAAGAATATCGAATTATCCAAGGTAAGATTCCTTTAGAGAACTTTCTTTCTCAGCTTCAAGGAGCCGTAAATGTAGCCAACTTATCTGGTAAAGACCTAACAGATGCAGAGAGAATGGTCTTAATTGGGGACTCTGTAGCTGCAACAGTAAAGGCCACAGTAAACACTAAAACAATTGACCCTAAACAAATTAATGCTGCTACAACTGACTACTTAATTACACTGGCTACAGAAACAAAAAACCTAGACATACTTAAAATTGCTAAAAGAGTAAGCACAGGTAATGGGGGCTATCTTTACGGAATCCTAAGTGAAAAGAAAAAGTTTATTACTGCCCAAAAGCAATTAGCTGACCAATTATCGGCTGAAGAGTATAAGGATTACGCAGCCAAGCAAAGGCTGCAAGCAGCAGCTAAAGAAAACTTCCAAGAGGCGGCTTATCAGTATTACAACCTTCATGGTGACTTTGAAGAATTTGAAGGGCCGTCAGGGTCTGATGTACTCGGAGCCTATGATATAGAAGTTATTCAAAACAGAATTGCTAGTTTTAAAGAAAGCGTAGTTCTTACTCAAGAAGATTATGAAACTTATTACGACCAGTTTAGTAATGTGACTGAGTTAACACAAGGCAGGGGTGTTGAAATAATAGAATCAATGCGTTTAGAAACTAGAGCAGAATGGAGTCTAGCTAATGCGGCTATGCGTGATGTTTTGAATAAACGTGGCTCAGTGTTTAACGGTGAATCCTACAAAAGTGCTAAAACTCTTATCGACCAAGTATGGAAAATTAACCCACAAAATCAATCTAGCCTAGCGTCTTTAAGCTCTAAAGCTCTTGATGAATACAATAGGTCAGTGGCTGACTTTAGGCAGCGCGTCACATCTTACATCATAGATCAGAGAGTTCTTAATAAAGACCTTGAAGAACTTGGTTTGGGAGCGTTTAAAGATCAATCCATACATCAATTAGAGTATGACGTTAAGTACGAGCTTTATAAGAAAGCTGCAACTGACGCTGCTCAAAAACACCTTACAGATACCGCAGGTAATTCACTAAAGAAAAGTCCAATACTACCAACGAATGGTACAGTAACTATTAATGGTGTACCTGTAACTATAATTAGTATTGAGTAAAAATTTGAGAAAAGG